GGTTGAGCACGGTTCACACTCGCCCTGTGGATTGTCTGTGCACAGGGGCTGCCCAGGCTGTCTGACGGCCGAAGTGACGATGATGAGTCGCCCAGGATTTGCACCTACATCAGGTCACGTGGCCTGAGCACACCAGTGTGACTGGCTACTTCAGTTGTCGTATGGCTACTTCCAGGCGTCAATCACCTTTGAGGCATCTGCCTTTGTTAATTCGTCGTAGAGCTTGATTTCGCGGCCGATGATGGCTGCGATGCCATCAAGCGTGGGTTTGCCTGCTGCGAAACCTTTGCCTCGTGCCAGCGCTCGAATCATGCCAATCTGTTTATCAGACGCTTTGCCTTTAGGGTTCTTGAATTGCACCACGTTGGTGGTCTGCTGTTGGTCAGTGAACGGATCAGGCACTGGGTCGCCGTTGTCGTACGTGGCCGGTACTTGCGTCACGGTCGGCACTTCTTGTTGCCTGGCGAGCACTTCCTGTTTGCTGGCCATCTTGTCCTCGATGCCAAAACCCATCATGCCCAAAACTCTCCCGATGAGGGATGTGCTTAGATTCATCATTTCCGAGTCGCGCGTGTATGGCGTTTTGCCAGGGAAAGGCTCCCAGCAATAAGCAATCATTGGCAACTGATCGTCTTTATCGCGCCAAAGCGTCACGTGCATTTCCAAATACAACTTGCCCTCAACCTCACGAAAGAGTGGCTGCGACTCTTGCATCCGCAGATCAGGAAACTTTTCTAGCGCCATGCGTAGGCGTGTTGGTACGTCAACGTAGTTGTCAAGGTTGAAGCTCATTGGTTTGTGTCCTCCAGTAGTTGCATTAGTTCAAACCATTCTTTGACCGGCATGACTGCCATCCATTCGCCCACATCAGTTAGCCCAGGGCGCTTGGCGATGATGACGCCTGTGTATGCGTTGGCGTTGACGACTTGTGTGCGCAGCTGCTCAAAGTAGCCGTGCCATGAATGTGCTTTGCGGTCTTTGACCTCAATGACGACGCCAGGCCAGCCGGTCACGTCGCCTTTGTCGGCGTGTGTACCTGCTTGCATACGGTCGGCCATGATGCCGTGCGCGCGTAGCCATTTGACGACTGCGAGCTCTGCTGCGTGGCCTTTTCGTTTCTGTGGGCTGGTCATCGTTCCCACTCGATCACCATGTCGCCAACGATGTGCTTCGGCGCGTCTTTGAGCTGGTCTTTTGCGTCAATCATGTGCAGGCAGTTCAGGTAGCCAATGGCGTCGATGAGCGAATCCTCGTGCAGTTTCTCTACGTCAAGTGATTTCATAAGCCGGGCCAGTTTGACGCATACCATGAATAGCGCAGCCTCTTGCACGGTGAGGTTGTGCTTGTAGTTGGTGAGTGTGCTGAACAGTCGACGCACCATGGTGTAATCGTTCCAAGGATGGCCGTACTGTTTCATGCGCTCGCCATCTTTGGTGAGCTGCCAGGCGACGTATGCCGCGTCACCTGGATCGGGTCTAGTTGTCACGCTGCTTTTTCCTCTCGTGGGTGACGACAAGGTAAATCATCGTTGCCACAAGGTAGCCGATGACAATGACACCGAAAATAAGGTCATTGAGAAATACGCGCATAAGTTGTCCAGTTCTGCCAGCCATGCCGGCTTGAGATGTGCCATGCGGCCCACAGGTTTGTTAGTGGGTCAAGTAGTTCTGCGCAGTCATCGAGGATGGCTTGTGTCTGTAGGTAGCCGCGTGGCCAGTATTGGTTGGGCGTGCACCAGTAGTCGTTGATTTGCATTAGGCCGAATGACTGGCCGTTGTCGCCGATGACGTTTGGCAAACAGCCCGACTCCAGCTCCATGACCTGAAGGGCGGTGCTCAGGTCATGGGGCTGAAAGCCGCCTCGTAGGGCTGTGTCAGCCCATTCTTGGCATCCTGGGCCCTGATACTGCACCTGGGTGCTTTCGGGGCTGTAATCGCTTCCTATTGCGTCTGGTGGCGTGCCAGCCTCCACCGGGGAGTAAGCGGTGGAGGCCGACACGAGGCCCCAAGTATCCACTTCGGAATCTTGCGTGACCATCACTCCTACCGCGCCGGTGAAGAGTGCCGAGGCAAGAATCGTGACGATGGGGTTCATGCGACGCTCGGGTGCATGGGTTCGATTGGGGGCTGGTGGGTGAGCTTTGATGGTTCGCTCCAGTCGTCGTCTGCGTTGAATCGGTAACGCAGTTGGGCCTTCAGTACGGCGCCTTCCTGGTCACGGAATACTACGAGATGAAACTGTTGCCCAGTTTCCTGACACAATCCGGTCAGTATTTCATAGGTAATGAGTGTGGTCATTATTGGCCGCCTCCAACGGCTGATTTCACCTTAGCGCACTTTTCGGCGCTTGTGGGGGATTTGCAGCCTTACTACTTTTCGCACCATCCGGGCAGGGATAAATAGCACATTGTCTACGCCTTTGTCGTCGGTCAGGCTTTGGGCCAGTATCAGGTGCCTGGCGTTGCGCTTCGATAACAGCCAGCCCACGGACTGCACCACGCAGGGCTCGTCGGTCAAATCGGCCAGTTCGTGCCATTCGTCGTTGTCAATGGTGTGGGCGTCATGCCAAGTGACCAGGACAAGTGGGTGCTCTAGTCGAGCCATACCACGTACTCCGCAGCAACCCGGCCCTTGTCTGGATCAATGAAGTGCAGCCGTTGGCTTGGTATTCCTGTCGCTGCCACGAACTCGCGCGCGTATTCGTTATGAGACTCGGGCGACCCAGTGACGAAAATGCGGCCGCCGTTGCTCATGGTGAGGCTCATGGGCGTGTGCCAATGGCCCATATAGCAGTCGTGGAAGTCCTCGATGACGCCACCAGCCCATGCGTTGACTTTGCGCAGGATGCCAAACGCAGGTGTGTTACCGCCAAAGCTCTTGATTTCGTCGCCGTGCACGAGTAGCGCTTTGTAGTTGCCAATCTTGGTGATTTGATACCAGGCGTCTGATGATTGCCAATCTTTGACGAGGTGGCCGACTTTGTTGCGCGCAATCTCGTAGGCGATGCGGTCAATGTTGTCGCCGGCTGGCATTTCGCCTTTCCGACCAATGCGGCCGTGGTTGCCGTATTCGCACACAACGCGCACTGACTCAAAATTGGCGGCCAGCGTCGTGATGGTTTGGCTAATGATGTGCGACGTGTTGAACAGCTGCTCGTAAAGCAACGCGTCAACTTCCCACGCTTGACCGGGGAAGATGCCTAGGCCCTCGACCATGTCGCCACCGAGAAACAGCACTGCTTCGCGTACCGGGTGGTGCTTGCGTTGAATGTCGGTAATGGCAATGCTTTTGTCGATGAAACGCTCGATGCGTTGTGCGCACGTTTCCTTGCCGTAACTGACAGTCTTTTTGCCAAGCTGCCAATCGGTGCAATGAATCAACGCGACTTCGGCTTTGCCTTTGCGCGTATCTTTCGCTGGTGCCTTGACTTTGACTGGCGGCGTTGCCAGCCCGGCATCCTTAGCGGCCTGATAAACGGCAGCGACAAGTTCGCCAGTCTTGTGCTTCAGTTTGATGTTCAGCTCATTGGAGCGCTTCAGTGCTTGGCGCAGCTGATCGATTGTTTGCAGCTCACCGAGCTCGTCACTTAGAGCCATGGCGCATCCTGTATCGGTAGACAACATTCCAATCGGTCTTGAAACCGTGCTTGCTTAGCAATGCGGCTACGGCCTGATTGCTGAATGATTCGTCAAGGATGATGTCGACCCATTCCTTGCGGTTTTTCTGTTTATTGACCCAGGTGACCAAGTCACCGATTTTGTTCTGCTTCTGAGTTATTTCGTCGCGTAAAGCCATTGATGTGATCCTCCAGGTGGTTGTCTAGCTTGTTTTCCACCCTAGTCAGTATCTTGCGCACGTATGCGTGATCGTCGGCATTTTCTCGTCGGGCTCGCTCGACCAGCGCAGCCGGTACGCCAGCCACTATCAGGGCAACGGCTGAGATGAGGGCAACGGTGATTTCAGTTTGCATGGGTGTCGAGCCAGCGCTGCACCCTGGGTGGTATTGATTCTGCCTTGAAATAGCGGATGTGCCACGGTTCGGCTCCAGACCTGAATTCCCAACTGAAGCCGAACGTCAGGCAGTTGGCTTCCATCCATTGCAAACGCTCGCCTGAAGCCTCTGACACGTCAACAGCGAGGCCGAGGTTATGTGTGCTTGTGCCCGGCACAGCCATAGGTGCCAGCCCAGGCTTCAAATACCAGCGTTGACCTTTCCATGTGCGAATTGACGTGCTGTTGGCAATGGGCGCTGTCGTGTATCGAGCAAGGAAGCCGCGTTCCTGTGTAGCTAGATCGCGGTATGTGTCGCCATGGCTGGTCGGTTTGAACGGTCTGATGCCATCAGCGTGCGCCTGGCGTCGCATGGCTTCCCATGCTTGTGCAGCGAGCCAATGCAGTCGGCCGTAGGGCCGTATTGAGCGCAGCAGGTATGCAGGTATTTCGCCTGGGTTGACGTTGGCCAGATCAGCCGGGAGGCGTACCGGCCTGACTTCGCGGCTCACTTGCGGCCGTATCTCGTGTCTTTAGTGTTTGCCCAGGCGTAGATCAGAGGCAGCACTGCGGCCAGCCCGGCTTTTAACGCGCCTTCGATGTCGTAACCGCTTGTGATAAGCACGGCGACGGAGCCAGCGACGAAACCTTTGACCCAATCCTCTAACACGTGTTGCCACTTCATTAGCCGACCAATGCTTTAATTTCAGCTTCGGTCAAACCAAGCGCGGCCAGTTTGGCGCGTGCTGATTGTGCTGCTGCGGCCTTTGCTTGAGCAGCTGCGATAAGTGCGTCAGCCTC